TCTATCATGTAGATAACCGCAAAGAAATGCTTGAAGGTTTACAACTTATGGAATCAGTTGTGCTGAAAGAATTTAATAAGGAGAAGAAGTAGTGGCTGCTAATGTTCAGAGAGTCACTCTTGCAATGAAGCTGGAGGGCTTTGCTGGCATAAAAAATATTGGCAAAGATTTTAAAAACTTAAATAAAACACTCAAACTTACAGCACCACAATTAGATAAACTTGTAAAATCAATAACTAAAGTACATGGAAATACTAAATTAAGTAAAGCTGCATTTGAAAAGCAGATAAGTGCATTAACAAAATTAAAAAATAATGTTGGGATTGGTACTGTTGCTTATAAAAAACTATCAGCAGAGTTAGATAAAGTTAAAGCAAAAATGAACGCTGTTACAGCAGCAGCAGCACCTCAAGGAGGGATGTTTGCAAGACTTAACGCAAGATTTCAAAAAATACCAGTTGGAGGTAGAGCAGCACTTGGAGCATTAGCTGGAACGACAACAGCAGGGCTTGGTTCTACAGGTCAGCTTGCATTTGCTGGTGGTGCAGTAGGAGGTGCGCCCGGAGCATTAATTGGTGCTGGATTAGGTGCTGCAATGGACACTATAAGTTATGCTGCTGATGCTGCAACATACGCATCAGAGATACAAAAGTTACGAATAGCTCTTAAAGGTGTTACTAAAGATCAAGCAACTTATGAAAAAGGATTAAAAATAATTACTGATACGTCTAGAAAGTTAAATGTACCAATAGCTGCATCTACCAAACAATTCACAACGCTATCTGCATCTGTTCTTGGTGCTGGTGGAACTATTGAGCAAGCAGAAGAAGTCTTTACTGGAGTTTCAAACGCTATTAAGGCAACTGGTGGTAATGCAGAAGACGTACAATCTGCGATACGAGCCATGTCGCAGATCTTTGGTAAAGGTAAGGTATCTGCGGAAGAACTGCAAGGTCAGTTAGGGGAGAGACTAGCTGGTGCTGTTGTGAAATTTGCAGAGGCTAATGGTAGTAGCTTGCAAGATTTACAAAAAGATTTAAGAGATGGTGTTGTTGGATTAGATCAAGTAATTAAATTTGCTGAAAAATTAAATATAGACTTTGCTGATACAGCAGAAGAAATTGCAAATTCATCTGCCGATGCTGGTCAAAAATTAAAACAAAGAATGGAGGATCTTAAATTAGCTATTGGTGAAGGAGTCCAACCTATTGGTGGTGCATTTCAAAAATCATTCGCTGATATTGCTGATGCTATTGTGAAAACTGAACCTTTAATAAAAGGTATTAATTTAGTTCTACAAACATTAGGAGCTACTGTTTTTACAGTTGTTGAGGGCTTTAGATTTTTAGCAAGAACTTTAGTAGATAATTTTAAGTTAATGGATGCTATAAGAAGGTTAGATTTTAAAGAGGCTAAAAGGGTTGTTGATGATTTCTTTAAAGACACAAGAGAACAAGCCAAGCTTAACGCTAAAGCATTTGCTGAAATGTTTGATTACGATCCATTTGGTTTAACAGATAAAGATGACAATACTGATGGTAAGCCATCACGCAAAAGCAATTTAGCTGGTTTAGGTGATGATAAAAATTCTCCTTTAGCAACTTTTGCTAAGAGTGCATTTGATGTTACTAAACAAGTTGAAAATGCTTTTGTAAATGCTTTTAAAGGAATGGAAGATGCTTTAGTTAAGTTTGTAATGACAGGAAAATTAAACTTTAGTGATTTAGCAAGATCTATTATTGCTGACTTAACAAGAATGTTAGTTAGGGCAGCAATAGTAAAACCTTTATTTAGTTTCTTGTTCCCCGGCCTTGCTGATGGTGGTGTTGTTAGCAGAGGTGGTCTTGCAGATCCTACATTTGGTACAGGAGTTCCAAGTAATCCATCTAGTGTTTTTGGATCTGTAAATGCCAAAGGTAATGTTTTTGCTAAGAATAAAATTGTTCCATATGCTTATGGAGGCATAGTAAAAAGACCAACCATATTCCCAATGGCAAACGGAATGGGGCTTATGGGCGAGGCTGGTCCGGAGGGAATCCTCCCACTAAAACGTGGTAAAGATGGAAAACTTGGAGTTATATCAAATGGAGGTGGAGTCGGAAATATTGTTGTAAATGTAGATGCTTCTGGCACTTCTGTAGAAGGAGGTGAACAAGAAAGTAGAGAACTTGGTCGTCTTATTGCAGTTGCTGTACAATCAGAAATATTAGAACAACAAAGACCCGGGGGTTTATTAGCTTAATGGCTGACTTTCCATCTATACAACCTAGTTATCCTGTAACAAAAAGTTCTCAACCAAATCTAAGAACTATAAAGTTTGGAGATGGATATGAGCATAGAATAAAATTTGGTTTAAATCAAAATCCAAAGAAATTTGATTTAACTTGGAATAATTTAACTGAAACTGACTCAGATACTATTGAGACTTTTCTTGATGCTAGAGCAGATGATGGTGCAAGTTTTACATACACACCACCTAACGAGTCAAGCTCAATGCAATTTGTTTGCCCATCTTGGAAAAAAAGTATGGAGTTTTCTAACTTAGCAACTATAAAAGCCACCTTTTTACAAGTTTTTGAACCAACGTCATAATGTCAGTTAATCAATCTATATTTAGTAATTTACAATCAATAAATCCATCAGCAATTATTGAATTATTTACACTTACTCTGAAAGAAGGATTGCATTATGCAACAGGTAATCCTGATTCAGTAACAACTGTATATAGATTTCATGCTGGTAGTAATCTTAATGCGAATGGCAAAATAGTTTGGGCTGGAAATGATTATTTTAGATTTCCAATAGAAGCATCAGGATTTGCATTTCAAAGAGGAAAAATCCCAAGGCCAAGAATTACTATTAGTAATGCAACTGGCCTAATGTCATCTATCCTTGTAGAGATTAATAAAATAACAACAGGAAATGATTTGGCAGGGGCAAAAGTCACTAGAATAAGAACTTTAGCACGTTATTTAGATGCAGTTAATTTTGCTGATAATACAAATGCAAATGCTGATTCTAATGCAGAGTTTCCTAAAGAAATATATTCAATAGATCGTAAATCAACTGAAAATAGAGAGATTGTAGAATTTGAGCTTGCAGCACCAACTGATCTTGCAGGGGAAAGAATACCGGGTCGCCAAGCAACAAGAAATATATTTCCAAGTATAGGGACATTTATACAATGACTTGGAGGCAAGAAGCATTAGTTCATGCGAAAGACCAAGACCCAAAGGAATCTTGTGGATTATTATTAAATATTCGTGGCAAACAAAGATATTATCCCTGCAATAATTTAGCTATAACAGATCATCAATGTTTTATTTTAGATCCAGAAGATTATGTAAAAGCAGATAATTTAGGAGATATTATAAGCGTTATACATAGCCACCCTCTCACTCCACCAACTCCAAGTCAGGCAGATAAGGTAAGTTGTGAAGCTGGTGGTATTCCTTGGTATATAGTAAATCCAAAAACAGAGCAATGGGCATATTTAGAGCCATGTGGTTATAAAGCACCTTTACTTGGCCGTCAATGGGTTTGGGGTATTACAGACTGTTGGTCTTTAGTAAGAGATTGGTATAAAGAAGAAAAGAATATTAATTTAGAAGATTATGAAAGGCCAACTACCCCTCAAGAATTTTTAGATAATCCTTTATTTGAACAGTACGCTTTACAAACAGGATTTAGAGAGTTAAAACCAGATGAGTGTTTAAAAACTGGAGATGTTTTATTGATGAGTATTATGTATCCAACCTTAAATCATGTAGCATTATTTTTTGAGGGAGATGTTATTCATCATTTAACCGATAGACTATCTTGTAGAGAGTCTTACTCTGAATGGCTACAAAAATGTACTGGTAAGAGGTATCGTTATGCTTCGTAAAGTTAAATTGTATGGAAAACTTGCTGAGTTTGTTGGTGACAAAGAGTTCGATGTTGAGGTAGATACTGTAGCAAAGGCTGTTAGTTTTTTAATTCATAATTTTGAAGGCTTAGAAGCTCATATGACTCCTAAGAAATATCAAGTTAAGGTTGGTAACTATGATATTGATAGTTCTGAGATACATTATCCAATAGGAAAAGAGGACATACATTTCGTTCCTGTTATTGAAGGTGCTGGGGGTAATATGGGAAAAATTTTATTAGGAGGTGCTTTAATTGCTTTATCGTTTGGTGCTTTTGGTGCGTTTGGTGGAGGGTTAACTTTTGGTAAAGGTTTTGGTGCTAGTTTTAAAGCAGCTAAATTTTTTGGAGCAAAAGGAGTTTTTCTTGCTGGATCTGCATTAGTTCTTAATGGTGTAAGTGAATTATTGTTCCCATTACCAGAACCTCAAAAATTTAATTCAGAGGAAGATCCACAATTATCTTTTAACTTTTCTGGCACTCAAAATACAAGTAGGGCTGGAACTCCAATACCTTTAGTATATGGAGAAATTATAACTGGCTCAGTCGTAATTTCTGCTGCTATAGACACTAATCAGGTGGAAGCATGACTAAACAAAATAAAATTATTAAAGGTGCTGGAGGCGGTGGAAACAGGCAACCACCTCCTCCTTATCGTGCGCCTGATACCTTACATAGTAGACAGTTTGCAACAGTTCAAGATTTAATTTCTGAAGGAGAAATAGAAGGATTTGCTACACCATCCAGAGAGGGAATAACTGACAGGACTTCTACTGCTTACAATAATGCTGCAAAGAAAGATGTTTTTCTTGATGATACTCCTGTACTTAGGTCAACCGCATCTAATACATCTCCAGAAGATACTGATTTTAATTTTCAAGATGTAACGCTTAAAACTAAGTTTGGTACTTCAAATCAAACTGCAATGAGTGGTATCCCTGCTGAAAGTAGATCTCCTACTGCTGTTAATGTGACAGTAGAACAATCAAATGCTTCTGGAGTAGTAAGACAAATATCTAATACAGATGTAGATGCAGTTATTGTCACTTTAACTTGGAATCAAATTCAAGTAGCAGAAGAGGATGGAGACTTGAGAGGAGATACAGTTCAATATTCTATAAATGTTGAATATCAAGGAGGTGGTTATCCTACTACTCCTTTAATAACACAAAGCGTTACAGGGAGAACCGCAGATCCATATTCAAGAGATCACAGAATAGAACTTGATAGGGCAAGAATAAATGCTGGAACAGCTTTCCCTGTTAATATACAAGTTAAAAGAATTACAGCAGACAGCACCGAATCTAACCGTATAAATGCTTTTCAATTTACTGCTATACAAGAAATAATAGATAACAGTTCGACATATGCAAATAGTGCTTACATGGCACTACGTTTGGATAGTAAGCAATTTAGTAATATTCCTACTCGAAAATATCGTATTCGTGGCATAAAAGTAAGAATCCCTGCGACAAATAATGGACTTACTCCAACAGTAGATCCTAATACAGGTCGTATTCAATACCCGGACAACTATGTTTTTGCAGGCCAAATGGCTGCTGCGACTTGGTGTAGTTGTCCTTCAATGATACTTCTTGATCTTTTAATTAATAAGCGTTATGGGTTAGGCAATCATGTAGCTCAAGATCAATCTAGTGACACAGCTACATACTCTAATTTAGATTTGTTCAGTTTTGTAGCTGCTAGTAAGTATTCAAATGAATTAGTAGATGATGGCACAAATACTGGTACAAAAGAGGCTAGATTTAGTTGCAATGTAAATATCCAAAGTCCTAAAGAAGCATTTGAGGCAATAAATGACTTAGCTGGTGTTATGAGATGTATGCCAATCTGGTCTGCTGGTACAGTAACCATATCACAAGATAAAGAAACAACTCCAAGTTATTTATTTAGTTTGGCTAATGTTGCGGATGGAGGTTTTTCTTACTCAGGCAGTAGTTTAAAAACAAGACATAGTGTTATATCTGTAAGTTACTTTAATATGGATACAAGAGAAGTTGACAATGAGGTCGTAGAGGATAGTACTGCTATAAGTAAATTTGGGGTTATAACAAAACAAATTAAAGCATTTGCCTGCACTTCTCGAAATCAAGCTGCAAGACTTGGAAGGGCAGTTTTATTTGCAGAACAAAATGAATCAGAAACTGTTACATTTTCATGTTCTATAGAATCAGGAATAATTGTAAGACCCGGCTCTGTAATTGAAATAAATGACCCTGTAAGAGCAGGGGCTAGAAGAGGTGGTCGAATTATAAGCGCAACACAAACTGCTATTACTATTGATGCTTTAAACAGTACAGGTTTGCCAGCGTTAAATGATAATCCTAAAATAAGTGTAATTTTATCTGATGGAACTCTAGAAGTTGGCGATATATCAGATATTACAGGAGCAGTTATTACAGTTAATAATGTTACAAAACCTGATGGAACAACCCAATCATTTTTTTCATCAGCACCATTAACAAATTCACCTTATTTAATTTCAAGTACAACTTTGCAAACTCAGTTATTTAGAGTAATTCAAGTAGAGGAGCAAGACGATATTAATTATGCCATTACAGCTTTAACTTATGTTGAAGGTAAATATAATTTTATTGAGAACAATACACCATTACCAGAAAGAAAAATAACAGTTTTAAATGATACTGTAAATCCACCTTCAACATTAAGAGGTCAGGAAGAAATTGTTGTTATAAATGGAATAGCTAGAAGTAAATTATTAATTTCTTGGAGAGAACCTACAGCAACATTAAAAGCAGCAGATGGATCATTATTAGAAAAGCCACAGGGAGTAAGTCAATATCAATTAAGTTATAGATTTAATTCACAGGATGGAAATACAGATAATTTTGTTTCTCAAGTGGTATTTGGAACAGATTTTGAGATATTAGATACAAAAAAAGGTTCTTATGATATTGAAATTTTTTCTTATAATGCAGGGCAAAAATTATCTGCAACAGCTTTAGTTGGAAATCTTCCAACTGATGGAAAAGAAGGAGATCCAGAAGATGTAAGTAATTTAACTATTGAGCCTATAAACGAGCAATTTGTAAGATTAAGATTTGCACAATCTACAGATGTTGACGTTCTACATGGTGGTCGTGTTTTTGTTAGGCACACAAATAGAACAGGAAACCAAGCAACTTTTCAGTCTGCCGTAGATGTAATAGAAGCCGTTGCTGGTAATACAACTGAGGTAATTTGTCCAGCACTTGCAGGGACTTATTTGCTTCGCTTCCAAGACGATACTGGTCAATTTAGTGCTAATGCTACAAAAGTAAGTTTATCTCTTGTAGATATTTTAGATTCGATAACAGTTAAGCAAGATAGAGAAGATACTGATAGTCCTCCATTTAATAACACTACATCTGGTTTATTTAGCAATTCTCAATATAACTCTAGTAGGGGAGGTTTAATATTAAGTAACTTAAGTATTACAAGCCCAGCAACGAAAGCTACAGGAACATATACTTTTAAAGATATTCTTGATTTAGGCGGTACATTTTCTCTTACATTAAAACGACATTTTCAAAGTGCTGGTTTTTTCCCTTCTGGTTTGTGGGATGACAGGGTTGGATTAGTTGACAGTTTTGCTGATTGGGATGGAGATATAGCTGATAGAGTAAATGCAAAATTATCTGTTAGAACAACAACCTCTGCACCAAGTAGTTCATCATATGCAAATACAGATTTTAATAATATAGATTTTAATGAAGTTGCAAATGGAACTTTTAAAGGAAGAGGTTTTCAGTTTCAAACAACTTTAGAAACTACAGACCCTGCACAAAATATAGTAGTGCAAGAATTAGGTTATACCGCAGAAATGCCAACAAGGACTGAGCAATCTACTGTCATAGCATCAGGTAGTGGTGCTAAAGCAGTAACCTTTAGTCATCCTTTCTTTGTTGGTACATCTAGTATTACAGGCATACCAAAACCTTCGGTTAGTATTACACCTCAACATTCCTCAAGTAAACAAATGGCAACTGGTGATTACTTTGAATTAACAAATATATCTGGAACTGGTTTTACAGTACACTTTAAAAACTCAAGTGGTGGTAGTATTGATAGAGACTTTACTTATAGTGCTGTTGGTTTTGGCAAAGGAGGGTAACATGGAGGCAAAGACTTATTAGTTATGAGTAACGTAACGAATTTTGCTATTGATAATGCTTCGGGTCAAGCCGTTAGACAAGATATAGAAGCTTGCTTACAAGCGTTGCAGTCTAGTAATTCAAAAAATGGTTCTGATTTAGCCTCAAGCCAATGTGTAGCAGGGATGTGGTTTTTAAGAGAAGATACTAATATATTAAAAATCAGAGGATCTGGAAGTACTTTTACAGAAGTAGGAAATATAAACCAAGCAAATTTAGGTTTGCTATCAAAGTCTGGAGGGACAATGACAGGAGTCTTAAAGATAGATGACTCAAATAGTGCTTCTACACCAGCATTATCTTTTGATGGAGATACAGATTTAGGCCTATTTAGAAAAACATCTAATGTTATGGGTTTTTCTTCTGGAGGAACAGAAAGATTAATAATGGATGCAAACGGCTTAACTCTTCAATCACAAAATGATTTGCGTTTTGCTGATTCTGATTCAAGTAATTATGTAGGTTTTCAAGCACCTGCTACAGTTAGCTCTAATCAAATTTGGACTTTACCAGCTACCGATGCTTCTGTTGCTGGTTATGCGTTAGTTTCTAATGGGTCAGGAGTTTTAAGTTGGGCTGCAACTGGTGGAGCAGGGGCTACTGGAGGTGGAACTAATGAGATATTTTGGGAAAACGATCAAATTATTACACAAAACTACACAATTACAAATGGTAAAAATGCTGGAAGTTTTGGCCCGGTTACTATACAAAGCGGAGTAACTGTTACTATTGGCTCTGGTGAGACATGGACAGTAGTATAAGTATGTATATAATAAACCTATGAGCCAATTAAAAGTTGACAGTATAATTCCAAGAGGTGGTTTACCATCAGGTGCTAGTGGTGGGATTATACAAATGAAAACTACAGTTAAAACAGATACATTTAAGACAAGTTCTAATAGCATGGTAGACGTTACTGGTCTTAGTGTAACTATCACACCACAAAGCTCTAGTAATAAAATACTTTGTATTTGTTCTTTAACTGCTGGTAATGGTCAAGGTGGTCAACATAATAAATACAGAATAATGAGAGGCTCTACATCTCTTATGAGTACTAACCAATCTGTAAGAAATGATGAAACAAACTCAACTTATAGTTATTCATCAATAGTATTAGATAGTCCTAATACAACATCTGCTACAACTTATAAAATACAAATTTTAGCTGAATCTAACGAAGTATTTGTAAATAGAAATGGTAGTAATAATCATTATGGTGAATCATCTATTATTGTTTTTGAGGTTGGAATGTAATGCCTTTAGATTTTGATGCAATACAAAGAGCTTACCCACAAACAGTAACTATAGATGATGGTGCAGGTGCTTTTGATGCAAGTGGCAATTCAATAACTTTAGAACAATCTAAAATTGATGCTGCACGAGCCACATTAGATGCTGAAGCTGCTGCTGTTAAATACAAAACCGATAGAACAACTGATGGTTCAACAACATACGCTTCTTTTGGAGATCAACTTGATATGTTGTATAAAGATATAGTTGCAGGTAAACTTGATACAACTGGATCGTGGGCAACCCACATTAAAGCAGTTAAAGACGCAAACCCTAAACCATGAGTACACTATCAGTTGGTACGATAAAAAGTGCTAATTCATCGCCACCAGTATTTCAGAATAGTTCTGGCACAGAAATTGGTCAGTTAGCTTTTGCTTATGCAAACATAGAGACATCTGGTACTGCATCTATTGCTCAATCATTTAATATAACTAGCGTTACTGAACTGAACGGAGACCATTATAGATTAGTTTTCTCTAGATCTGCTGCAAATTCAAATTATGCAATAGCTTGTGATGTACAAACAGAAACTAATCACTTTACAAGAGATCATACGTCTGGGCAATTTGACTTTAGGACAGGTGGTCAGTTAAGTAGTGAAAACTTTAGTTTTATAGTTTTTGGGGATTAATAATGTCAACACTTAAAGTAAATCTTATTCAAACAACAAGTGGCGGTTCAAGTTCGACCCCACAGCAAATTGAGCAGGGAAGAGCTAAAGCATGGTGTCATTGGCACACAGATGGCACTACTGCTATTGATGATAGCTTTGGTGTTAGTTCAGTATCAGATAATGGAACTGGATTTAGTTATGTAAATTTTTCGACAAGTTTTTCAAATAGTCAATATTGCGTAGTTTGCACAGGACAAGAAGATTCTGGGGGTGGCGCAAGATTTACTAATCCAAAAGACCCCGAAACTAATAGATGTCTTATTGAATTTAGAAATCACAGTAACTCAGCAAGACACGCAAGAGGATTATGGGCTGCTTTTTTTGGCGATACGTAACACTTGAGATATACTAAAAGAAAAAAAACTTATGGCTAATTCTGATTACAGATTCATTTACACAAGAGATGATGGTGGACTATCCATTGTCTGTCCAGCAGATAATTGTGATTTAACATTAGATCAAATAAAAGCCAAAGATTGCCCTAGCGACAAGACAGTTTATACTGTTGATAAGTCTGCAATTCCTACAGATAGGAGTTTCAGAGATGCTTGGACTTATACGGAGTAAAACATGGGATTTGGCCTTGACATGGCGAAAGCCAGAGAAATTCACAAGAATAACATTCGTACTGCAAGAACTCCAAAATTGCAAGAACTTGATATTGAATTTCAAAAAGCACTAGAAACAGGTGCTTCAACAACAGATATTGTCGCTAAAAAACAGGCACTTAGAGATGCGCCTGCTGATTCTGGTATTGCAGCAGCTTCAGATGCAGCAGCATTAAAAGCACAATGGAAAACTGATATATTAGGCACATCACCATATAGCTAATGGCAATCACACCGGGTACATACAATATGACTGTTCAAAGAAGATCAGATCATAGTATTCAGCTTGTTTTTAAAGATAGTAGTGATGCTGCAATAAATTTAATTGGTTATACTGTTGCTGCTCAAGTTTGGGATGAAAAAAGAAAAGTAAAATTTGCAGATTGGAATGTAACATATACAAACAGATCAACTGGAACTGTTGATATTGCTCTAACAGATGTACAAACTGCTAGTTTTATTAGAGATGCAACTTTGTATTATGATGTTTTATTAACAAACCCTAATGGCCTTAAGGAGTATTATTTAGAAGGTAATATAAATGTAAGTGAAGGTTACACAGCATGACTTCTGTAAATGTTACTGAATTAAAAAACACAGTTACAGTAAATGAGGGTGATACAACTGTTGTTACAGTAGCTGTAGCCGGACCTCAAGGCCCGGTGGGTTTTGAGCTAGAGGACACCAATAAAGTTGATGGCTCTGTCATTTACTATGACTCAAGTTCTGCTAAATTTAAAGCAGATGCAACTACTACCAAACTTACACTTGTCGATGGGGGCAACTTTTAACAATGGCTAACACAGTACGAATAAAAAGATCCACAGGATCATCAGCACCTACAAGCCTTGCAAATGCTGAGTTAGCTTTTGCAGAAGGTAGTAAAAAATTATTTATAGGAATAGGAACCGGCGGTTCTGGTGGTTCTGCTACAACTATTGAAGCGATTGGTGGTTCTGGGAGTTTTGCTGATTTATTTACAAGCAGAACACAAAATACATTTTTAGCTGCACCAAATGGTAGTAATGGTGCTGCGACATTTAGGGCAATGGTAGCAGCAGACGTACCTTCGCTATTGCATACAAAAATTTCAGACTTCGATACAGGTGTTAGAACTAACAGATTAGATCAAATGGCTGCACCAACAGGTTCAGTTTCATTTAACAGCCAAACAATAACTAATGTAGCTGACCCGGTAAATACACAAGATGCAGCGACTAAGGGCTTCGTTGAGGCTACATCACAAGGTCTTGATGTTAAAGATTCATGTGTTGCTGCAACAACAGCAAACATAACAATATCTACTGCTCTAAATAATGGAGACACGCTAGATGGTGTTACCTTATCAACTAATGATCGTGTTCTTGTAAAAGATCAATCAACAGCAAGTCAAAATGGTATTTATGTTGTAGGGTCTTCTCCAGCAAGAGCAGCAGATTTAGCTGCTGGTGCTGACGCTGCTGGATTCTTTACATTTGTAGAACAAGGAACTGTTAACGCAGATAACGGCTTTGTTTGCACAAGCAACAAAGGTTCTGCTGTTGTAGGAACTAATAATCTTACGATTGCTCAATTTTCTGGTGCTGGTCAAATAACAGCAGGCGATGGTTTAGATAAGTCTGGCAATACACTTTCTGTTGACTTGAAAGCGAATGGTGGACTTGTTATTGAATCTACTGAGATAGCGTTAAAACTTGATGCTAGTTCTATAACAGGAACTTTAGCTGTTTCTGATGGTGGTACTGGTGCAACAAGTGCCTCGGCTGCAAGGACTTCATTAGGACTTGTTATTGGTACAGACGTTGAGCCACACTCGGATAAGTTAACAGAGCTTGCAACGATGGGTCAAACAACGGCTAACTCTTTGGCTGACCTTAGTGCAACTGAAGTTCAGATATTAGACGGAGCTACAGTAACAACTACTGAGTTAAACATCATGGATGGTAATACATCTGCTACTTCTACAACTTTGGCAGCAGCAGATCGTTTGGTAATGAATGATGCTGGAACTATGAAACAAGTCGCATTGTCTGATTTGGTTACTTTCTTAGAAAATGAAAGTGTGTCAGGTTTTGATATAGATGGGGGTAGCTATTAAAATCAAATCATAAGGAGGTGAGCCAATGTCTAACACAATCAAACTTAAGAGGGGAAGCGGTAGCGATCCAAGTGCTAGTGACTTAAGTATTGGTGAAATAGCAATACGGACTGATAATGGGAAGCTATTTACTAAAAAAGATAATGGATCTGTAGCAGAAATATCAGGAAGTGGCGGTATAGATGATGGAGACAAAGGAGATATAACTGTCAGCAATAGTGGCGATACTTTTACTATTGATAGTGGAGTTGTAACATCTGCCAAAATAGCAGATGGAACAATCGTAAATGCTGATATAAATTCAAGTGCAGCGATAGCTGGTACAAAAATTTCTCCTGATTTTGGAAGTCAAAATGTTACTACGACAGGAAATGTTAATGGTTCAAACCTAATACTTTCACACACAACACCTACAATTCAGCTAAATGATAGTAATAATAATCCTGACTATGTATTACAAAATAATAATGGTGTTTTTAGAATAAGAGACAACTCTAATTCAGTAGATCGTATAGTCGTAAATACAGATGGACATGTTGATGTAGCAGGGAATTTAGACATTGGTAACTTTACACGTTCAACAAATGGATATGCAGTTGGTTCAACTACAGTTATTAGTGGATCAAGAGAACTTCAAAATGTAACTTTAAGTTCATCTACAGTAACAGCAACGACCCAATCGGCTGGAAATAGCACAACTAGAGTTGCTACAACAGCATTTGTTTCTACAGCAATAGCCAACTTAGTTGACTCTGCACCAAGTACTTTAGATACACTTAATGAGCTTGCAGCAGCTTTAGGTGATGATGCCAACTTCTCAACAACTGTCACCAACTCAATAGCAACCAAACTACCTCTTGCTGGTGGTACGTTAACTGGAAACGTAATACATAATGACAACGTGAAGGCTATATTTGGAACATCTAGTGATGGACTAGAGGTATTTCATGATGGCAGTCATAGCTTTATAAAAGATTCTGGAACAGGTGCATTAAAAATTGTTGGAAATGATATTCGTATAGAAAATGCTTCTAATAGAAATGTATTTAAAGCTATTGGAACGGCTTGTGAATTATATTTTGATACTGGAAGTGCTACGAGCAAAAAGTTTGAAACAACTAGTGCAGGTGGTACTTTAACTGGAAATCTAACTGTAAGCGGAAATATTGGTGTCAACGGAACAGTAGCAGGGAGAGATATGGCTGCTGATGGCTCAAAACTTGATGGTATTGAGAGTGGAGCCACCGCAGATCAGACAGCAAGCGAAATATTAACTCTCATAAAAACAGTAGACGGATCGGGGTCAGGTTTAGATGCTGATACTTTGGATGGCATATCTTCAGCTAGTTTTTTAAGGTCTGATGCAGATGATAGTTTTAGTGGAACAATTACTGCAAATTCAGATACTTCTAATCCAGTAATAAAAGTACAGGGTGCCGGGCCTAATTTTATACAATTTGCAAGTGACTCTAGCGGAACTGTTGACGCTGATTCTATAAATTTAATATATAGAACATCTCCTAATACTCTTGCGTTTGAGAGAGCTAGTGATGCAACAATTTTATTTTCAGTTGATGCTGATGATGGACAGGCTCTCTTTCAAGCAAATCTTGATGTTGGTGGTGGATTAGATGTTACTGGAAATATCTCAGTATCAGGAACAGTTGATGGTAGAGATGTAGCTAGTGATGGCTCGAAACTTGATGGTATTGAATCAGGAGCTACAGCAGATCAATCAGCTTCAGAAATACTTACTTTAATAAAAACAGTAGACGGAGCAGGTTCTGGCTTAGATGCAGATACGTTAGATGGCATATCTTCTGCAAGTTTTGTTAGATCAGATGCTAATGACGGAATATCAGGATTTTTAACAATTACAAATGATAGTGGTATAAAAATTTTAAGTAGTACAAACGGAGCAGGTTCAAAAATACAATTTAGCGATCATGCTAGTGGTAGTTACGCACAAAACGGAACATTAACCTACAGACACTCTGATGGAGCAGTTACAACCACAGGTGGTAATAGTAATGATGGCTGGCTTTTTGAAGGAAGTGAGACTAGAACTGTTGTTAAAGTTGTTGGAGATATTGAGGCGACATCAAATATCTATGGTGCTGGATCGAATATAACAGCACTTAACGCAAGCAATCTAGGATCAGGCACAGTTCCACAAGCAAGGTTGTCAGCTTCTACATTATTAACACTTATTAAAACAGTAGATGGGTCTGGAAGTGGACTAGACGCTGACACATTAGATGGTGTTTCTTCCGCTAGTTTTGTGAGATCAGACGCAAGCGATACCTTAACTGGTGCTACTTATACATTAAATTCATCAAATGCAGAAAAAATAATATTACAAGGTGCATCAAATCCTTATATAAGATTTCAAGAAGGTACAACAGATAAAGCATATATACAATGGCACTCTGATGGGTATTTACAATTAGCTAATTCTGAAGATGGCTCTCGCATACGCTTAAGAGATGACCTACGTTTTACAACAGATAATTTTAGTAGCACTAACTATAAAATATGGCACGAGGGTAATGACGGTGCTGGAAGTGGGCTAGACGCTGACACACTAGACGGTATAAGTTCTGCAAGCTTTGTAAGATCAGATGCAGACGATACTTTAAATGGTCAATATATAATTTCTGATTCTGCTGACGAAAAATTACAATTAGCTGGCTCTAGCAATCCTTATATAAGATGGCAAGAAGGAACAACTAATAAAGCTTATATTCAATGGCTAAGTTCGGGTATTTTTCAATTTGTAAACCAAGAAAGCGGAGAATATTTAAGAATTGCTAGTGGTAATAATGGGCTGACATTTACAGCAGACGGTACTCAAAGAACTGTTTGGCACTCTGGTAATGACGGCTCTGGCTCTGGATTAGATGCTGATTTATTAGACGGAGTACATGGAACTAGCTTCTTAAGGTCAGATACAACAGATACTGCTTCGGGAGCTATTACTTTTAATGGTGATGTTGGTTTTAATGGAGGAGCTTACGCTGCTCACATAGAAGCTGGTAGTGATATAGCTTTTCTTACTGGAGATTGGTCAGGAAATCATACAAAAATACAAAATCACGGTAATTACCTGTACATTGTCGGTGGTTCTAATGGATTAGTATTAAGGCATACTAACGGTTCTAATAGATGGCAAATGAACTCTAGTGGTCATTTTTTACCATCAGCAGATAGTTCATACGATTTTGGAACAAGTGGCAATAGAGTAAGAAATGGATATTTTGACACTTTATATGGAGATGGATCAAACCTAACAGGCATATCTGCTGGTGCTACAGGTGGTGGATCTGACGAGGTATTTTACGAGAATGGTCAAACTGTGACAACGAACTATACTATAACTAATGGCAAAAATGCCATGTGTGCCGGCCCAATTACTATAAATAGTGGCGTAACTGTTACTGTTGGGTCAGGTGAAAATCTTACTATTGTATAACTATGAAAACTATTGTTGAGAAACAAATCCTTGAATGGAAAGAAGAACTTAAAGTTCATAAAGAGAGACTTGCACAAGCACAACAAGTAGTTGAGCAAGAAACAAAATTTATTGCGATGATCGAGGGTGGGATACAGGCACAGGAGATGTTGTTGAAGAAGATCGAACCAGAATCCCAGCCAACAAATATAGAGGAGCAAGACCAAGAATTAAAGCCAAAGTCATCACAGACAAAGGGGCAGCCAGCTTAATTAGTACTTCTTTCAACATATGTATAGAAAAATTTTAGATGCTTTAACTATCCTATCTGCGATTCTTGTATTGGGAATCTTAGGCGGTGGATTCTTCACATTTAAGTATGTGACCAGCGAGCAGTTCAAGGCTAAGATGATGAATCAAGTTCTTGAAAATGTACAAGGACTTATGGGTGATGTACTAGGGAACTCGCTACCTTCTACAACTGGAAAATCAATACCAACATTACCAAAGTTACCTCTTAAAAAATGAACTGCTGGCATTGTAAGTCAGAATTGATTTGGGGTGGTGACGAAGACTTGGAAGATAATACGCAGTATTCTATGCTTACAAATTTATCTTGCCCAAAGTGTTTTAGCTTAGTAGAGGTATATCTACCAAGAAATGCTTATGACTGAGATACGAGAAATATCTATCCCAGAAATATATATTCCAGAACCATATATCCCAGAAATATATAAACCTGATATTACTCCTGTAACACAATATTTAGAGATAAATCCGCCGGGCTGCACTTATCAACATAGAGATATAAAAAATACAGGAAATCATAATTTGTTATTAGACGACCCAAACGGCACATACACAATTTGTGATTTTACTTTTCCTAACTTCTTTCCTCCTGATTACAACCCTAATCGAATGACAATGATAGAAGAGCCATTGCCACAGGGAGGAGATCCAGAAATACCAAAGACAGAAACTCCTAAAATTCCAGAAAAAAAAGATGAAGAGATAGTAATACCAGAATGTCCCGGCCCAAAAGACCAGCGAGTAGGTGATTACAGAAATGCAAAGAAGCTGGAAATCGTATCATCTCATCGTTTAGATGGGACAGAGTGCATAACTCTTTATGAAGACGTACCCTTCAAAGATCAATACATCCCTTCTGCTAATCAATTTGTTGGTGTTTTTAGTCTTGCTTTGGTTGGTGCTTCTGCTCCGGTTGTTTTACAGCTAGTGCGACCTTTGGTTAAGCAAGTTATGACAAAGCTGACAAAAAAGAAAAATGATGTAAAATGATATTAGGCAAAGGAGAGTACGATACACCGCTATACCTTCGGGCAAGCTAGGTCAATGTCTTTCTATTATCCCTTTGTTTTATATAAGCGACCAGACCTGATACAGAGTGGATTAAGTTCCACCTCCTCACTTTCAGAGAGTCAGTTGCTTACTTTTTGAAGGTATAAACATAAGCAAACTTTTTTACAAGCCCCTTACAGGCGATTCTGAAGGGGCTATTTTTCTGGTTTTACGTCAATTTTGTGTGTATGAGGAATAACTTGGTTTGGCGGTATAGTAACTTGTATTCCTTCGCAAGTAGTGGCATATTTACCAACAAATTGTACACCTTTCTTTAACTGCTCTGAGCAAATAGTTAATCTGTAGAGTTCGATTTCCATTTGTAGCTTTTTTGCCATTAATTTTTGATTTTTAAGATTTACTTTTGTTGCTTCTAAACATAATTTTGGTGCTTTGCCTAATGGGACACTTATTTGAGCAGATATACCATAGTTAAGGTTGTAATTATCTTTTTCAAATCTTGGTATCTCTTGATAATATTTTATCTCTCCTGTATCTTCGTCATAAATTGGAGTTCTAGTTACAGTTTCTATTGGCCTATTAAATGACCAAGCATCTGTCATATATGGAGTAATTGTAAGAGTAGGAGAAGAACAGACAATACCTTGCGACATCCTAAATTGTGGATGACTAGAAGGGGTTATCATTGTAGCATTATTGTTAACAACCCCAGTTGATTGCGATTGAGGAGAGGCTACGGTTGTATTAGCGTAAACCTTTGTAGGACAGAGAAGTAAAGCTACTGCCCAAACGTACTTGTAGATTCTGTTGTAGTTGAGGTAGTTATAGTCCGGGTTATATTTGTAACTGTATCGAGGCCGGGAGCCATCACGCTTTCTACTAAACTGAAGGAATTTGCTGGATTTGATATTTTCCACCTTGGATTTGAAGAGCCGTCTAAAGTAGTCCAACTAAAATTTACACCTCCAACAGTTTGCTCATTGACAGTTGTAGGTGTCGGGTTGATGTAACCATTAATATCTGTAGATTCTATATTGTGACCCGATACGCTAAATGTATAGCCAGTTCGATACTGGTAACTTGTAATTGTTTCGTTTATGACAGATTCAGAAGTTGACGATGTAGTAGAACTTCCGGATCGGAACTGAGGCACTACTGGAGTAGCAAAAACCTTTATCGGGTATATAAATACTAGCAGTAGCCAGAGTTTAGTCAATTTCTATGCTGACAGAGGTAGATGCAAGACAGCTAGTACCTGACCCTCCAGCAGTACAAGTTGTAATTCCAGAGCTAAGATTTGTAAGAGCAAGCGATCCGGCAGTACCTCCTGAGATCACAGTAGTTTGCCCCCCAAGGACAGGCAAGGTTGCTATTCCAGAACTAGGTGTAATAGCAGATTGTGTCACATCTCCAGCTTGGTAACTTTCGCTGAAAGAGAAAGCAGAGCCGGCAGTTGTTACTGTTTTGTTTGTATTAACTGCTGCTGGGACACCATTACTTAAGCTACCTAAATTAAGTCCTCCTATTGCATTGGTGACAACAGAATCTCCTGTTCCTGTAGATGTGGTGACATTGTTTCCGCTTATGCTATAAGTTGATGGCGCAGCATTAGTAATTACATAAGGCGAGTCTATGGATATTTGTGCAGAGGTCACATACTTAGCCGTAACATTGGCATAGGCTGGACTCGCTGCGACTGCAAAAAGAAATGGAAGTAGCTTTTTCATTTTTTGGATTTAGGGTCGATTACTTCTGCTCCCTCAATCTTAATGGGAGTAATTACTCTTATAGTTTGAATCATACCTTCGTTTTCTGCAACTTTACTGTCTTTGTCACTACGTTTTTTTGATCCCTCTAAACCAAATGTTGCGAGTGCGCCTGTCAGCAAGCTTGCCGGGAAAGTGATGTCTTTAGGTTCTGAACTGTAGCCGGGGATAGATATATAGTTAAGTGTTACTATAAATCCACTCCAAACAACAACACCTAATCTCACGAAAAGGCTAATAATGGCTAATTGTTCTTCTTTATCGTCAATACCTTCTTTTAACTTTTGAAAAGCATTTTTCTTTTTCTGTTCTGTCATAGCCT